TGAAGATAAAGTAAAAGACAAATTGATACAAGCAAAAGAACAATACGATCTTATGCGTGAAAAGGCAAAAGAGAAGATTGAACAAGTTGTAAGATATCATCAACCACAAGAAGATGTTGACACAATTAGAAGAATGATCTCAAAATATAATAGAGCAGGTGGCGAATTGTATGAGGATAATTGTTTCTATGTTGAACGTCCAATTACAAAAGTTGATGATGAGGGTCGAGAGTATGACGCAAAAGATGAAGTCCATGTAAGATTTGATATGGGTCGAAACTTTGCAAGAGCATATTACCGAGATGAATTAAAATCAAAAGGTTTAAATCCAGATTTTAAATTATCAATTAATGATGATTACTCAAAAAGAAATCCAAAATATTATGCTGATGAAAGCGCAGTAAATTCTTATTTGGGTTTTCAAAATTCATCTAATGAAGATCAATCAATACAGAAACCTTATCACAAGTGGGAAAATGATTTCAAACTTTGGACAATAGGAAGTTCTTATTGTCATTCAAGACAATACAAAGTTGATGAAAACACTTTAAACTTTTTTAAAATGTATGTGTCTAGTGCTGACAATGTAATTAAAGAACATGAACAGATGTATAATTATGTTGAGGGCAAAATGAAAACTTTAAGATTAGGTTTAAAATCTTACAGATACTTTGACCAAGCAAAAGCACTTGCTGATAAAGTTGGTGTTGTTTTAAATGAGACAATGATGAACGAAAGTTCTAGTTTAGCACTCTCAATTTATAGTCCAGAAAATTTGGCAAGTCTTTTGGAAGATAAAAAGGTTATGACTAGAGATGAAAAGATTGCATTTGCAAGACAACAATTGCAACAATCTATAAATTAATAGTTGACAACCCTATCCTACTTATTGTAGGATAGGGTAGAAAGGATAACTAAAAATGACTAAAAACTTTTACATAACTTACTACTCAAACAAAGACAAAAAACATATCACTAGACGTGGAAAGCATGACGAAAAAAGCAGATATGGAACATCACAAAAAGGTGTTGCATATTATGTTTATTATGACTTAGATGCTCATGGATATAGAACTGCTACAACAAGTTGGAAAGTGAGGCACTAATGACAGATTATGTCTGGTGCCATGGTCCACGTTGCCACAAAAGATCAACAACCAATAGAGTTCGTGGTGTCAAGGGCTCCAAAGTTTTAAGGACCATTAAGATTGCACTAAATGGATATAGAGCCAGATCAATTTGGAAATACTTTTGTGATCAAACTTGTATGCATGATTTTATCCATACACATGTAGAAGAATTTGTGCGACTACACCCAAGGACCGAGGCGCTAGAAACACCAATCGAAGTAAGCAAAGAAACTGACAATTGGTATGGACGTGATTATACAAGAACAATAATAAAAGAGATTGACAATAACTCTAATCCATGAGAATATAGGACATGACTAAGAAAGAAATAAACACAAAAGCATCTGAGTTCAAAATCA